TTATAATCATTACAATATATATTTACAAGTTAAAAAAAATATCTTTTAAAGTTCTTCGATGTTTAGGGAATCCGCATATTTATTCATAAATTTAATATTTGTAAAAATGTATACTATTTGTATATTACCATAAAATAGTTATAAAAATTTATACGTTCTTTATAGAAATAAATAAAAAAAAGATAGCCATTTCTGGCTACCCCAGCATCTTACAAAAATATTTTCACAAGTTTTTTCTTGTTTTTCTTTACAGTTTCATCACTTTCTTCAAACACTCCGAATCTGTCGAATCCAACAGTTATCATTAAAGCGACAAAGTTTGTACTTATCAGAAGTATTAAATCTTCCGTCTTCGACTTTTCTTCTATGGAATCAAATATTTCTTTGTTGCTTTCGTTTTTCAGCTTGCTCCGCAATAGGTTTAAATTCTGCCTTCTTTGATAGCCTCTTAATTCCAATGTGATTACTGAATTTAAGAAAATTAACGCCAGCACAACTATTGCAAACTTTCTGCTTCTATGATAAGTCTTCATCTTTACCATCTCTCTTCTTGACAAATCCGAGCTTTTCCAGCATAAGCTCCAAAAATCCTTTGCTTATGCCATATCTTTTCTGATTGATTGTTTCCATCATAGCTTCCCCAAAAAAACCCAGCACAGGACTCCAAGGATATAGAAAACCAGCATTGAAATGCCCCACCACTTTGTTAAGAGATAGAGCAATAGCCATTGTCATTCCAGCAACGGCTATTCTTTTTACGTACGGTTTTACCGGCTGGTTGTCTATCATTTTTTGAGCTACTACACCGAATAGCACCCCTGAAAAGAATAGTATCAGGAAAAGCCCGTGATTGTCTATTATTACTTTTAAATCCTCTATCATTAATTATGCTCCTTATATCCCTACTGCTGTTTTTTCTTCCCCAAGTATTCTGTGTACTATTTCATCTACATTTATGGTTTTTTCAAGCGCCTCAGCACCTTTTAACAATAAATCCTCAGTGAATCTCTCGATGTCATCAGGAATATATGGATTGTTTATCTCCTGTGATTTCTTTACAAAATCCTTAAACTTTCCAAAAAAGTTATTTTTAACAGCTTCCAGTTTTTCTGTCCCTTTTTTAGCTCCAAAGATTATCTCCTTTTCTAACACTTCTTTTCTAGTAAAATCTACCAGCATCCCTATTAAAATTACTTGTAACTGTTTATCCATTGTTTCTCCTCCTATTTTTATTATTTTTCTTAAAATCAATTCTAATCCACCTAGCAAGCCCTACAGTCAATTTTAACTCACTAGGCAACCTTTCTCAAAAATCTTTTTTGACATTCTCATACGGCTTGTAATAAAGCTGTTTTTAAACTACTTAAGTTCAAAATGTGGCGTATCGTGCATTTTCCAATTTCCACCCCATTCAACGTTTATGTTTTTGGATTTTGCAATCGCTAATATGTGATTTGCTATTGATTTTAATTTTTTATCGTCATATCCTTCTTCTGATGTAAATTTTCTATACACACCATTTTCTATAACTCCACAAGGGAATATGTCGACTGCATGTCCGTATCCATCAGATTTTATTTGATGGTTTGATTTAAAATTCTTTCCATCGCAATTTGTAACCTTCGGTCCAGGTAAAGTTCTACCTTTTTGATATAAAGCGAACTGTTCCTCTGTTGTTCTAGCACCGTCTGTGATTCTAAAATCAAACGGACTATTTACAATTGCAGCTTTTATAACTTCGACTAACTTTGGATGTACTTTTTTCATTTTATCCAAACTTTCTTGGCTGAAAGAATACGTTTTATTCTCTGTTGCTGTATTTTCCTTGTCCCAATCTTTGAAATATTCCTCCTTTCTTTGAACTCTATTTAACCAGCCCGTCAAAAATTCTTTTTGAGTCTTGTCACCTTCAACCTTGCTTCTGTAATAAATTCTCTGCAAGTTATGATAAACTTCCAAAAATTTTTCGGGATCTGCTGCATTCAATGCTTCCAATGTTTTATTTCCAATTATTCCGTCTACATCAAGATTTGCATTTGTAAGCTGATTTATTGCAACCTGTGCATTTTTGATTCCGTTTTTGCCACTATTCACAGCCCAGTCACATATAGATAGTGCTACTTTATCATTTGTAACTTTATCTAGCTTGTTTCCTAAATAATATTTTTTTAGATATATATTTTTTGCAAAATCCATTGTTAAATCTTGCATATTTCCTTTATATCCAAAGCCTCTTGCTTCTTCCTCCACAATTCCGTACTTAGTTTTTCCGCCTTTATCATTTTTATCATTTGAATATCCCCCCTCTACTTTAATCAGATAATCAAATATTTTCTCAAATCTATTCATTTAAATCACTCCTTTTCTAATTTTGAAAAAAATCACTTACATTAAGCTCTAACATCTGATCAATAGTGTATCTACTGATTCCAACAACCGCCATTTGTTCTCCCATGTCTGCAACTTCAATTATGTCTTGTATTTTTGTCGCTAGAGCTTTTAATTCAGTTTTGTTTAGCTCTATAAACTCAACTAAACCCTTGTCATTTAAAACTTTTACTTTTTCAATCTTATCTTGTTCTAACAATGACATCAACGAAAATTTTAATGCTAATCTATTTCTATTTTCTTCATTGTTCTCGAAAGTGTATTTTTTACCAGCTTTTTCAATTTCAAGTGCTTGATTTAAAAAGTTTAATTTAGCTTCAACTAAATCTTTTGACGCTTTTGTTCTTAATTCTTTTAACTTTTTATTTAGCAAATTGTTATCAATTTTCCAAGCGTGAGAATCTTTATCCCACACACTCCAATCATTTGGTTTTACAATCGTAACAATTGTTTCATTGACCTCATCCAAATAACTTCCGTCTGATAAAATTAATATTCCATTTTTCACTTTTTCAATTTCAGTCATTTCTCTAAGCTTGTTGTTTTTTGAATCGACAGTTGGATTGTTTAATAATACTTCAGACCACTTCATTGTTTTATCATTCCAGTCCGGGTAAAACAGATTTGGTTTTTCTTTAAATTCCTCTATCGTTGTGATTGTTGGTCGTGCTATGCACTCCATTGTTGCGATTAAATAAATGTAAACTACTGTCATTTTTATCACTCCATTTCTTTGTTTTTTTTTAATTTTTATTCTGTACTAACTTATGAATTTGCACTAATATCCCACTGCAAACCAATTTACGTCAGTGTCGGCTAATTGTGAACTGTTATCTCTTCCTATAACTTTAAAACCTTCTCTGTCAAAGCTCAAAACAGCAACAGAGTGAGCACCTACGTTGTTATCTTGTGCAACTACAAAAAGACAGCTGTTGTCAAAAGGAGTTCCAAACAACATTCTTGTGCCTCTTTCCAAATCTGATTTTTGATATCTTCCGTTTCCAGATTTAAAAATCAAATTAGCAAAATTAAATCCCCCGTTCGCATTTTTAAATAATTTTTCCACTTTATCCGAAATTGGCTTATTACTTATTGCTCTAAATTTCCCACTATCGTTGTATGTCAGACTGTTGTCTTCGATACATTCGTAGTAGAATTTTGTAACACTGTCATAATAAAACTTACCTTTCGTTTTATTGCCAATGTCCTGAATATTCCCACCAAATTGTAATCCTAATATTTCAGCCAATCTCGAACTAACTAAATAATTTTCATCCGCATATTTTTTAGTAATATACGTGATACTCGGATCAATAACAGCTGTTACGTTTGCCACTTGATCTACAATAATCGTATCTACATATTCAATTTCTACGACATTGTTAGCTGAAAAAGGTGGCACAAAATCTGGGCTAGTTGATATATTGTAAGCATAAAGTATTTCAACATTATCATTCCCATGTGCAAATATTCCTAACTCTTTGATATAAAACCCTGTTGTTACAGATTTGTTAGTCAATAACGCATTGATTTCACAAGTTCCGTTTCTTTTCACATTTATATTCAAGATTGGCAATGTTGTGATTTGGTTGACTAACTCTGTCCTTTCTCTTTCGGAAGTTAATGATGTTCCATCTCCTATCGCCATTTTAGTGAATGTTATTGTTTCTCCTGATAATCCTTTTGCTAATAGTTCTCTTCCTTTTTCTGTTAAAATAAATCCGTTAAATTTTGCCATATTTCCTCCTATCCTATTTCTCTTAATACTCTTGTTCTGTGTACCGTTCCAAAATTTGCCACTATAATCTCATTTGGAATATTTATATCAGTTGAACCTAAGTAATATTTCTTTTTATTTTTTTCAATAAAACCATAATAATTTTTATTTTCTTCGTTTCTTAAAAGCCTTATTCCCTCAAGCCACGAACGAATATTTTTGTATTGTTCTACAACTTCTATTATTTTCTTATAACCTTCATAATTTGACAAGTTACCATTAGTATTGACTTTAAAATATCCTGGATTGCCGCCATATTTAAACCATTCTATTATTTCAACGTTTCCGTTAAACAATATTTCACATATTTCTTTAATTCCACCGACAGTACCTTTGTTAAAATGTGAAAAAATAGATCTTTTTATCAATTTTATTTTAGTCTCTCTCGTGATATTTGAATCAATATAATCCACATGATATTCCCACATCAAAAAATCTAATTCTACATCATTTAACTCTGATAATTCCAAGAAAAATTTTCTTTTAATTGCATCATGCTTCTTTTTAACAGCAAAATTTATAGATTCATAAATCCAAAGTGTTGTTTTATCATTCAAAGTTGACTTCGCCACTATATCAGTTAAATTTAAATCATCAATAGTTATCATATATTTTCAACTCCTAAATAATTGCTTGTAACGCTTGTGTTCTCTGCTATCTCATTAAAATCTAAAATTCTAAACGTTGGACTTCTTAATACAACTCTTTTTACTCCAGCTAGTTTTAGCAATTTTATAAGCTCATCTGGATTAATATCTCTCCCCATTTTGTTTTGTTGCCAAGTCTTAAAATCTTTTACAGCTTTTTCAACATTATTTTTGATAACATTTACAAGCGTTTCATTAGACTTATCAATGTAGTAGTCAAAATCAATTGTGTATGATGTCTTTATTGCTTGTTTTATTGTCACATTGTCTGTCAATGGTCTTATGTTGTCAGTATTCAACATTTCTTCGATTCTCTTTTTGAGTTCATTAGTAAGTGTCAAGGAATCAGTTAAAACATAAATATCTACATTTGTTGCGCTTGGACTGTATGCCACAACATCAACAATATTCGCACTTGTTGACTTAGCCCAAAATTCATAAGCCCCTTTGCTTCCAGCAGTTGTGAAAGATTCAGGAATTTCTCTGATTCTAGCTCTATAATTGTCGTCTTGCTCTATTTCAGCTCCATTATTTGATGCTGTAATGTTCTCGACTTTATCGTAATGCGGAAAAATGTCGACCATTGTATTGATTTGTCCAACTGGAATATCATTCCCAACAGTTCCTGATGTGTTACAAGTTGCAATTCCATCTACATATAAATCACCTTTTTCTATCTTATATTGTTCATCTGTTGAAAAATATAACTCATTGTATTGAATCCTTGACCCTTTTGGAATTATTATATCTGTCGCTTGAATATCTGTAATATAAAATCTAAATGTTGCTACGGCTGGTTGTTCTACAAGTCTTTTACCTCTATTTCCGTAAAATTCTCCTTTCAAATCTAGCCGTTCATCCCTTGCAAACCTTAAATAATTCTGTTTCATTTCATCATTGTATTTTTCTTCTCTTAATCCGAATAAATACGCTACTGTTTCAAAGATAAGCGTTTCTGGACTTGATTCTGTTAGCTTTCTTCCACTTAATTCCTGGAATTTATCAATCATATCTCTTTTAAGTTCCCACGAATCCGCATCTATAATTTCATATTCTTCATTTGATATTTCACTCAATGTTTACCACCTCAATTCCTAATTCGATGTCAAAATCATTATTATATGTATCTTTCATAATGATTCTAGTTTGTTCCAATGATGCTCTAGGTTCGTACTTTCTAAATGCTTTAAGTAAATGTGAAGTTAATTTATTTTCTACGATATTAATATTTTTATCTATTAAATCGCTGTCAAAACTGAAATCACGATTAAGTGGCTGCTCTTCCTTACACACTCTTAAAATCATTCCAACATTTGTTTTTACTTCCTCCAATGTATTTTGAGGATTGTAATTAATTTCTTGGTTGGATGAAATATATATCATTATTTACCTCCAGTCTGATTTCTCAAAAAGTTCAACAAAATTTCTTTGTCAGTCTTAGAAAAATTTTTAGCGTAGTCTATCATTTCATTAGCTTTATCTGCTGTAATCATTCCTGCTCTTACTAAATCCATTAGCTCATCAATTTTTGCATCTTTTTTAATTTTTTCAAGCTGATCCAATATTTCTTTTTTCTTATTTTCAGCAATTTCAATAGCCTTGTCCACTTTCCCTGCTATATCATTAACCTTATTCCCTACTTTTTCTGCAAATTCCTGTAATTTTGATTTTTGTTCAGCTTCCACATTTGCAACTTCCACTTCTGTGAGTTTTTCTTGCTCTTTTTTTTGAATTTTTAACTGCTCTATTATTTGATTGTATTTTTGTGGATTATCTATATACTCTTTTAATGTCAATTCCAAATTTATAAAATCAAAGTTAGAAGTTTCTTTATTAAAATGAGAACTTTTTTCGCTCATATCTATTATCAAAAACGGAAAAGCTCCAAATGTCTGCCCACCTAATGTTAAATAGTCATACTCCCCAAACTCCCACATAGTTTTTATTTTATCAAGCTGTTCTGATGGAGTTGTGTCAGGTATTAACGAAGCAACTAAAGAAATACCAAAACTCAATTCTGTTAATTCCCTTCCCTGATGCCTTATCATACCTGGTCCAAATATTGCTGTATGTTCGGATATTTTAGATTTGTATGCTCTATTTATTTCGTTGTTAATTGAAAATACTTTTTTATCAGATATTTCAAACACAACATCTCCAAAACTTCCTACCATTATTCAGGGCCTCCTGTCTTATCTCCGCCGGCGGTAACACCATCGTGCTTATGAGTATTAAGATTAATACTTCCACCTGTGATAGTAGTTCCGCTAACGGTTAAATCTCCATTGATAGTGGCATTCGCATTGATTATAACTTCTGATATTGGATTGAGCGTTAAAGTTCCATTTGAATAGCTGTAAAACCCTCCGTCTGAAAAAGTTCTTTTTACTTCACCCTCCTTGATTTCACTAGCTCTCATTGGACAGCCAAGGATATAACCAACTTCAGGCATATCTGGAAGTGATAAAACCAATACACTTTGACCTACAGCTAGATTATAAGAATCGCTGTGACTGTCGGAAAAAGGAACTAATATATTAAGCCAGTCACTTACTTTGTTATCTCTATCAAGAAAAATAACTCTTGCTTTTCCATTTTTTACATCAATACTGTTTATTTCTCCCTGTTTTATTAAATCCATCTATTTTCACCACCTTTCAAAAATTTTGCAACAAAAAAATCACAATCAAATTAATGACTGTGATTCTTGTTTAATTATTTCTCTAATTCGTGAATGTCATAATTCATGAATTGAATATATGCAAGAATATGCATTTTTAATTCCTTAAGTTTTTCAATGCTTTCTTCCAATTTCTTCACTTCAGCAAAGAATACCTTTCCAGATACGCATAACTCGCTCTGCATATCTTTTATTCTTCTCCAATGTTTGCTGTCCTTAATGCTCTCCATATCAGGAATGAAGTATCTCATAAGTTCTTGTTTACTTTCTTCACTGACATTTTTAATCCTTTCAGCCACCTGCACAGCCTCATCCTTGTTCAGTATTGTCAAGCAGGACATGTATTTCTTCCCCTGATTCTCAGACTTGAACTCCCTCAAGTCATTACCTGATATTACATTTCTGTGTTCCAGTTTGCTTCCTATAGTTTCCCTGTCCTTTCCAAGAATCTCTGATAACTGAGACAATGTAATAACAATTTCTCCCCTGAATGTTAATTTCTTGGGTGCTTCAATTTGGATTACCTTTGTTTCATTTTCTTTTCTCTCATTTAATGCTTTTTCCATTCTATTGAACTCATTTATGTATGACATTTTAAACTTGTTATGCCCCTGAATGTTGAACATGTAAAGAATAAATCCATCTTTAGTTAAGAGATATTCTTTATATTTTCTCTTTTGATTAGAAACCCTGTATTCATTAGGGAAAATCAGAAAGCCCAAATTTGGGTTCTCTGAATTTATGGGGGTTTCAAGTATATTTTCCAAATCTCTTATAACATGAGAATGCCTTTTCCCCAACCCTTTCGCAATAACTCTACTACTGACAACTAACCCGTAATTTTTATTTCTTTCAATTTTTACTAAATCCATAATGTTTTCCATTAAATTTCCTCCTAAGACAGAGTAAAAAATATAGGGGCGGTCATTAAATACCACAACAAATCTTTTTTGACTGCTTTTTTTAAAATATTTTACTTTGTGATATTTCTTTCAAAACTTCCCTAATCGGACATTCTCCTCCTCTCAAATATGGAATGTTTGTGCTTTTTCCTGTTTCATTAACAATTTCTGGCAAGCGTTCCATC